CAAATAAATATGAGTGGGCCGGAAGAACCTAAAATAGTGGAGGCAGAGAATGTTGAGGTTAATGAACCACAAGGAAGTGGAACAGATCCAAGTAGCGATGCTCAAGAACAAGTTGAGTGATCGTGAGTGTGCAAAAAAGTGTGGCAAGAATATAAAAGATTATAGGGATATAGTCTTTAAAAGAAAACAAGAAGATGACAGCAGAATTAAATCAATAGTAAAGGCAATCACAAATGAGTAATGCAATAGCAAATCTAAATCTAGACTTTAGTACATCCCCTACTGTTTGGAAATTTTTAAATGATAAAAGTTTTGTAAGAGGATTAATGGGGCCGGTGGGATCTGGCAAGTCTTATGCATGTGCAGCAGAGATTATGATCAGAGCTGTTAATCAAGTACAAAGTCCTCGTGATGGGATCAAGTATTCTAGGTTTGTTGTAGTTCGTAATTCTTATCCGGAGTTGAGGACAACTACTATTAAAACATGGCAAGAGTTATTTCCAGAGAACATTTGGGGTGCATTTAGATGGTCACCTCCATTAACACATCATATAAAATTACCAGCTAGAGATAATGCTCCAGGTATAGATTGTGAAGTTATCTTCCTGGCCCTTGATCAACCTAAAGATGTTAGAAAGTTATTATCAATGGAATTGACAGGAGCATGGGTAAACGAGGCTAGAGAGCTGCCTAAAGCTGTTATAGATGGATTAACACACAGAGTTGGAAGGTATCCTACATTATCAGATGGTGGAGCAAAACCATGGCGAGGAATTATTATGGATACAAACCCAATGGATGATGATCATTGGTGGTATAATTTAGCAGAGAAAGAAAAGATGAAAGGTAAATATGCCTGGAAGTTTTATAAGCAGCCAGGAGCTGTTGAAGAGGCTACAGAAAATGAGTTACCAGAAAATCCAGAGGCTAATGGTTTTGTTTATGCAGCAAACAAATGGTGGGGAACAAATCCTACTACAGAAAATAGAAAAAATTTAACAGCTGGTTATTACGAACAAACATTACTTGGTAAGAATGCTGATTGGATTAGATGCTATGCCCAGGGTAGATATACTTATGTTCAAGAAGGTAAGCCTGTCATGGGTGAGTATGATGATACTTTAATGACAGAAGAATATTTAGAACCAGATATTCAATATCCTATCCAGGTAGGTGTTGACTTTGGTTTAACTCCAGCTGCTATCTTTGGTCAGAAATTACCTAATGGACAATGGCGAATATTTCATGAGCTTGTAACATTTGATATGGGCCTGGAAAGATTTGGTTATATGTTAAAAGGTGAATTAGAAACAAGATTTCCAAAGTACGATGTATTAGTTTGGGGTGATCCAGCCGGTATGAAAAGGGATGAGATCTTTGAAGTTACTGCATTTGATCATTTAAGAACCATTGGATTAGTTGCTAGACCAACTGCTACAAATGATTTTAGAGTTCGTAGAGAGGCTGGTGCAGCTCCAATGAATAGGTTAATCCAAGGTAAGCCTGGATTGTTAGTTGATAAAAGATGTAAGCGATTACGAAAAGCATTGAATGGTGGTTATCATTTTAAACGAGTTCAAATATCTGGTGGTGAAAGATACAAAGATCAACCTAATAAGAATGAACATTCGCATGTCGGTGATGCTTTTATGTATTTACTATTAGGTGGTGGTGAACATAAACGATTAACAAGAGGTGGTAATAAAAACTTTTCAGCATCAGTAGCTAGTGCAGATTTTGATATATTTGCATGATCAAAAAATATTTAATTAAGGTTTGGCAGATCGGTGAAATGAGTTTGCTAGAAGAAAAAATTATAGAAGTAGAAGATGATAAATGGAAAGGCATTGTATTACATCAACCAGGAACCAGAGCAACAGCAGAAGAAATAAATGAACCTACAAAAACTAGAACAGATATTCAAGATCCAGGGAACAAAGATTAGTGTAGTTCCTTTTAGATCTTATCTATTAAAGATTATGGATCTAAATGAATTTGATAAATTAAATTTATCTCAACCTAATTACCTGGAGTATATGGATCATGCATCGGAACAAGGTTATGGTTACTGTGTTATTGATGATGGTAAGCCTATGCTTTGTTTTGGTGTAGTTCCTTATTGGCCAGGAGTTGCAGAATTATGGCTGATACCTGATAAAAAAAAAATTTCAGAACATAAAATAAAATTTCATAAAGGTGCTTTACAGTTTATGAAGTTAGCAGCTGCTGATCTAAAATTAAAAAGATTACAAGTAACTGTCAGTTCTTTAAATGTTTCTGCTCTCAAATGGATAAAAAGCATATATTTTGTAAATGAAGGAATTTTAAAACACTATGGTGTGGATGGTTCCGATTATAAAATGTTTGCGAGGTACTTTTAAAATTATGGGATCATTATTCAAAATGCCAAAATACACTCCTCCTCCAGCTATTAATACAGCTAACGAGGCTTTAGAGGAAAGAGAAAAAAGGGCAGAGGCCGGTGAAAAAAATGAAAGAAGAAAACTTGCGTCTAGAGCTAGAGCAAGAAGAACCGGAGGAAAAATGTTATTTGCTGATGATAGAGGTAATCCAGCATTAGGAGTAACAAACAGTATGACACCGGTTCAAAGTTATACTCGTAATCCAATGGACACAACCAAGAGGTACACATAATGGGAGGATCACCAGCAAGAATAATTAAAAAAACTATTACAAGTGTAATTGGAGGTGGAGGTGGATCACCACCATCACAACCAACTTCTGATATTTCAGAAAGAAGAGCAGAGGTAAAAAAAGTTACCGAACCAGAAGGTAAAAAGCTAGTTAGAAGAAAAGTGAGTAGAGGAAGAAAAATAAGATCTGGATCAACATTAACTACTGCTGATGCTAGTTTAGGTGGTTCTGTTAGAAATCCTAGAGATACAGGAAAAACAACTTTAGGAGCTTAATATGGATAGAGAGATACCAGAGTACAATCGTAATCCTAGATTTATTAAATTAAAAAAAACTTGTAGCTGCAAAGAGAATTGCAAATGTCAAGCAGAACAAAAAAGAGAGGATGATAATGGCTAAAGGTTTATACGCAAACATAAATGCTAGAAAGAAAAAAGGTATTAGTAGATCTAAAAAGAATTCTACTATTAGTGATGAGGCTTATAAGAATATGAAAGCTGGATTTCCAAGATCTAAAAGAAAAAAAGGATTAGTATAATGCCTAATGTAGCTGGTAAAAAATATCCTTATACAAAAGCTGGAAAGAAAGCAGCCAAACAAGCAAAAAAGAAAATGAGTAGAAAAAATAGAAAGAAGGGATTGGTATATTAGTATGATGATTTATGGAAGAACACCAAAGCATTGGATTAAAGAAGGATTAAATAATAAAAAAATAATTGGAAGTTATATTGTTGTTTTTATTTTAGGAGCAATAATATTTTAATGGGTTATTCAAAAGAACATAAAAATCCTAGTGGTGGTTTAAATGAAAGAGGCAGAGCTTTTTTTAAAAAAACAGAAGGATCAAATTTAAAAGCTCCTGTATCAAAAGGTAAGAACCCTAGAAGGATCTCGTTTGCAGCTAGGTTTGCTGGAATGAAAGGGCCATTAGAAAAAAATGGTAAACCTACTAGATTAAAACTTGCTTTAAAAAAATGGGGATTTGCAAACAAACAAGCAGCTGCTAAATTTGCTGCTAACAATAAGGCATCAGCATGATGTATTTAAACGCAAACGAAATTTTACAAAGATCTCAAAAAGCATTTGGAGCTAAAGAAAATTGGCGATCAATTTATGAAGAGTGTTATCAATTTGCTTTACCACAAAGAAATTTATATGATGGTTATTATGAAGGCAACATTCCAGGACAAAGTAAAATGTCTAGAGTGTTTGATAGTACAGCTATTCATTCTGTTCAAAGATTTGCTAATAGAATTCAATCTGGTTTATTTCCTCCATATAAAAAATGGTGCAGATTGGAACCTGGTAATGAAATTCCACAAGAAAGAAAAGCAGAAGTTCAACAAGCTCTTGATTTATATTTAGATAAATTATTTTCTGTATTAAGACAAAGTAATTTTGATTTAGCTATTGGTGAGTTTTTATTAGATTTATCAGTTGGTACAGCTGCAATGTTAATTCAACCTGGTGATGATTTAAATCCTGTATCCTTTACTCCTGTGCCTCAATATTTAATTGCTATTGAAGAAGGGCCTAATGGAACAGTAGACAATGTTTATAGAAAATTAAGAGTTAGAGCTGATGCTATTGCTAGACAATTTCCAGATGCAAAAATAAATTCACAGTTACAACAAATTATAAATGACAAACCACAAGAAAAAATAGAATTATGTGAGGCTGTAGTTATAGATCCAGAAAGAAAAGATTATTGTTATCATGTGGTACACGAAAAAACAAAATCAGAATTAGTTTATAGAAGAATGGATCAATCACCATGGATAGTAAGTAGATATATGAAAGTGCCAGGTGAGGTAATGGGAAGAGGCCCTCTAGTTACAGCAATTCCAGATATTAAAACATTAAACAAAACTTTAGAATTATTATTAAAAAATGCGTCATTAGCAATTTCTGGAATTTATACAGCAGCTGATGATGGGGTCCTCCCC